CTGCTGCCCCGGGTCGTAGGCGCCGGAGCCGATGCCCTTCTTGCGGGCCAGCTTGCAGGTCAGGGTGAACCCGAGCCCGGTCCGGGCCTGCGAGGCCCAGCCGTCGTCATCATAGGTCGCGTCGTCGGTCAGCGTGTCAGCCAGCGCCGGGGTGAACTCCATCATCGCCCGCACGTCGATATAGCCGGTGCCGTCCTGCGCGTCGGAGTCGTCGACCTGCAGCTTGAACTTCCGGGCGTTGGTGGACACCAGCTTCTCGCCGCCGGACGGCAGCGCGGTCGCCACGAACGGAGCGGTGGCGTGCACCTCGGTGTCGGTGTCGTTGTCGATCAGCCGCAGGGTGAGGCTGCCGCCGGCCGGGTCGGTCGCCGGCGTCTTCAGAACCAGCTGCGTCGTGGTCTGGGAGACGATGTCGCAGACGGCGTTGCCGAGGACGGCCAGGTCGACGGTGTCGAGCTCGGTGCCGGTGACGGTGACCGTGGTGCCGCCGGCAGCGGAGCCCGTGGTGGGGGTGTAGCTGGTGATGGTGAGTGCCATCGGTGCGCCTCCTGGCGTCTAGTCGGTGCGGTGCGTCGAGGGCCAGGCGACCCGCGCGTAGTAAGTGCTGGCGTGCTGGGCACGCTCGTTCTGATCCGGCCGCAGGTCGTTGTCGGCCTGCTGCCACATGGTCACCACCCAGATGCCGCCGACCATGATGTCGGTGAGGCCGTGCAGCACGTCGAAGATGTCCGTCGCCCGCTGCAGCACCGGCCGCGGGTCGGTCCCGCCGCGCAGGTGCAGCCGCCAGCCGATCGTGGAATCCGCTAAGGCCGGGTCGTGCCCGACCGCGTACGGGAACCCGGCGATCACATCGTCCGGCTGGTCCGGCAGCACCCCGACCATATGCCCGACCTGCCCGGCCGAGTAGACGCCGTCCGGATCCCAGACGCCGATACCGGCGCCGGCGAGCAGCACCGCGCCGCCGGTGGCGAAATCGGTCAACGGACTGTCGGTCACCGGCCGCCGCCCAGCGCCGCCCTGATCTCCGCGGCGACCACCTCCAGGGCCGCTGCGTGGCCGTCGAGCAGCGCGCCCTCCAGGAAGTGCGGGCCGCCGCCGTTCGGGTGGTGGTAATGCTCGCCGAGCTCCTCGAATACCGAGTAGTCCTCGTCGAAGGTGACCGACACCGCCTCGCCGCGCTCATCAACCACCAGGTCGGCGTGGCTGTTCTCGATCATCAGGCCGGTGTCGCGGGGCGCCCGGGCACGGGCCAACGGCAGGATCACCGCACGGCCTGCCTTCACCAGGCCCCGCCGGCGGGCGGCGGCGGACTGGGCAGCGAACCCCGCAGTGGTGGTGATCTTCACTTCCATGCCCACGGCGCGTCTCCTATCGGATGGCGGTGGTGACGACCGGCTGCGCGAGGGCGGCTGCCAGCTGGTCGAGCGCCTCTGCCACGGCGGTCTCGGCGACGGCCCGGACTTGCGCTTCCCGACGCTTGCGGAACGGGTGGAAACGCATCATCGGCTCCGATCAGGCGAGGTGGATTTCGAGGTGGTCGAGTCGGGACCGGCCGGCCGAGTCGTGCCGGTGCATGCCGATCACCCGCCGCGGCCGGTCGGCCCAGGGCAGGGTGACCAGCGACCCGGCCGGGAACTTGTCGGCGTGCTCCAGGTCGGCCCGGATCGTGGCCGACGAGACGGTTTCGTTGCCGTCGGCGTCCCGGACCGTGCGGGTGGAGTCCTGCACGTTGCACGGCACCGGCACTGGGTCGGCCAGCTTGTCGCCGTACCCGCCGGAGCCGAGCTTGGTCTGCACGGTCACCTGATGCACCCACCAGCGGGCGAGCGGGTCGGTCACCGCCACCAGTCCGGCCGGTTCCAGTCCGCCCAGCCCGGCCAGTCCCAGCCGTCCCAGCCGGGTGTGCTGGTCGAGTACAGCGGCACCGGCAGCCACAGGACACTGGCGGTTTGCAGGATCGCCCGGGCCTGCGGGCAGAGCTGGTCGGCGACCTGCTGCCGCAGCTGCGGGGTGGAGTCGTCGGCAGCAGTGTCGTATTCGAACCGGGTGTCGCCCATCGACTCGGCCTTGATCGCCGGCTGGCCGGCGTCGCGCAGCCCGGCCGTGCCGGGCCGGACCCCGGTCGCCAGCCACGCCTGCACCTGGACGCAGGTGGCGTCCCGCTTCGCGTCCGTGATCTCCACCGTGTCGGTGTAGGGGTTGTCGTTCACCGCCTGCGCCACCAGCAGCGACGCCGACCGCAGCAGCCCCGGCGCATCATCAGGCAGCGGCCCGCTCACCCAGTTGCCGAGGTCGGCGACGGTGGCGTAGACGATCACCGGACCTCCCGACATTCGATTCAGGGGTGGCGGCCCCTGCCGGACCTATAAGCGATCAGCGACGTACAACGACCGTTCGGGGTGGGGCGCAGGCCGAGCCCTGGCAGGGGCCGAAAGGAGCCGGCGTGGGGGGACCCCCGGCCCGGCCTTCACGCGAGGTTGCTGCCCCAGACCATGGGTTGCCGGCCGCGTGTTGACGCCCCACCCCGGGCGGTTCAGCCGGCCGGCCGGCCGTAGGCGGTGATCAAGTCGTCCTTGGTCGCGGCGTTCGCCTCTTCCTCGGACGCGCCCTGGCTGACCGCGTAGGCGACCCAGGTGGCCTTGTCCGCCGACTTGGCCGGTATCGGGCCGTCACCGTCCGGGTCGTCCGGCTCGTCGTCGTGCTCGTCGTCTCGGCGTCGGGCCGCAGCGTTGCGGGCCGACTCGAGCACCGCATGCTCCAGGCCGCCGGTCACCTCGGCCTCGGCGATCATGTCCCGGTCCAGCAGGTGATCGATCTGCGGCTGGTGCAGCCCGGACGTGGGCAGCCCGCCGCCCTTGTGGACCCGCTGCAGGCTGCCGCCCTCGCCGTTCGCGTAGGCGCCGACGATCACGTCGATCAGCGGCGCGGTGCACACGTACTGGGTTTCGCTCATGATGCTCCCCTTCTCAGGACCGGATGCCGGTGAAGACGATGGCCGCGTTCGGCTCCTGCACCATCGGCGCCCGGACGATGCGGGACTTGGTGGTGATGCCGTCCACGTTCGGCTCGCCGAGGACCTGGACCTGCACACCGCCGGAGTTGTCGTCACCGGCCGACCCGATCCAGCGCGGGCCGGACTGGGACGGGATCTCCTCGTAGGCCAGCGACCCGAGCATGGTGGAATCCAGCCCGATCGCCTGCACACCCGACGGCATGTGCGTCGTCTTCCACCAGGTGTAGTTGCCGATCCGGACGTTGTTGATGCCGGCGGTGATGATGTTGCCGGCCGTCTCCCGCGGCAGGAAGTTCATGATCGCCGCCCGGGAGACGGCGTAGGCGAACGTGGACGGCCGGCACGCGATGGTGTCCATCGAGTAGCCCATGTCCAGCTCGTCGATCTGCGCCGCGCCGAGCTCGACGTCCAGGAACGGGTCGCCGGCCTTGTTCGCCGCGTCCCAGGTGCCCGACGTGGCCGCCTGGGTCTGGGTGACCAGCGACGCGATGGCCGACAGGTTCAGCGTGTCCTGCTGCCGGACCAGCGAGTTGGCCATCTTCCGCAGCTTCCGCTCGAACACCACCACGCTGGTGGTGTGCGAGGCCGCCTCGTCCGAGTGCTCCTCGCGGAAGCCGCGCTTGACCGGCTTCACCTGCGCCAGCGTCGGCCGGCCGGAGGACACGATCGGGTACTCGGTCAGCGGCGCGATGACCTGCGGGTCATCGACTGCGTAGATGCCTTCGGACACCTCGTAGATGCCGGCGCCGGTGCCGGTCAGGTTGACCCGGCCGGTGAGCATCTTGTCACTGATCAGCCGGGCCTGCACGACGGTCCGCAGGTAGCGGTAGATGCGCCGCGGGTCGGCCCGGTACCAGTCGACGGAGACGACATTGCCGGTGAGGCCGACGTTCGGGGCGTCGTAGACGGGAGTAGTCATAGGTGGCTCCTGGCTCTCAGACGCCGAAGAGGGCGTAGGTGACGGACTGGCCGTCGGCGGCGGCCGACCAGGCGGTGCCGATCCGGGCGGCGACCGCGTCGGTGCCGGCTACCCACTTCCGGACCCGGCCCACGGTGACGCCACCGACGGTCGCGGTCGCGGCGAAGCACAGCGGGTCCTTCACCGCGATAGCGCCGGACGCGGTGGTCCGGTGGATGCCTTCGCGGTAGATGCCGAACGGCTGCCCGGACGCGGCGTCGATCTTCGCGACGCCGGCGGCGCCGACCGCGGCGTCACCGGCCATGGTGCCGTCGGCGAGCACACCCGCCCCGCCGACCACACCACCCGAGCCGGCGATCAGGGTTACAGCGGAGGCCTCGTCGTAGAGGCCCTGGTATTCGCTCATGGCGCCATCAGCTCCCGGTAGTCCATGCCGCTGCGCGCGGCGATCGCCTTGGCCTCGGCCTCGGACATAACCTCGCCCGCGTCGTCCTCGCTGCCGGCATACCCGGCCGGCACCTTCGCGACCGGGAACCGGACGCCGAGGCTGTCCAGCTCCTTCGCGGTCTGCTCCGGCCGCAGGTCCCAGGCCTTGGCCCAGTCGGCGCGGGAGTCGGCGCTGATCTTGCCGTCGCTGAACGCCTTCGCGATCGCGGCGTCCCGCTCCTCGGCCTGCTGCTTCTGCCGGGCTGCGATACCGGCCTGCGCGCCGGCCTTCAGCTCGTTGAGCAGGGTGTCCGAAACGAGCTGCATACCGGCCGGGATGACCGGCTCGGCGGCCGGCTCGGCCGGTGGGTCGGCCCGTTCGGCGAGTGCCTCGGCGTTCGCGGCGAGCACGGTGGCCTCGTCCGCGTCGTCCGGGAGCCCGAGCTGCTTCCGCAGCCCGTCAAGCAGGGTGTCCGACATGGGGTCGGCCTCCTCGGGGTTGGTGGATGGGGCAACCGGCTCAGCCGCCGGGGTCTCGGTGGCCAGCAACGCGGCCGGGGCGTTCGGGAGCATCGCCAGGTCGAACCGGCGGACCGCGCGGGCCACGGCGCGGGCAGCGCGGGCGTTGTCCTGCGCGGTCACCGCCTCGACCAGCTCGGCCAGCTCCTCATCCAGATCAGTTTCGGGCGCGGTCACGGCCGGCGCCGGGTCCAGCCCGACCCGGTCGGCCAGCCCAGCCGTCACGGCCTGCTCAGCGGTGTACCAGGTGGTTGCCTGCATCCTGGCCCGCCACTCGGCCGCGGTGCCGCCGGCCTTCGCCGCGTACAGCGCCGCGTAGCCGTCACTGAGCGTGTCCAGGATCGCAGCCTCGGCCCGCAGCTCGGCAGCGTCGCCCCAGGCGATGTTCGACGCGTCGTGGATCATCATCATGCTGCCCGGCCCGGCGGCGATGGTATCGCCGGCCATCGCCACCGCCGACGCCGCCGACGCGGCCAGGCCATACACAGTGACGTGCACGGTCGCCTTGTGAGCCCGGAGCAGGTTGCCGATCGCCACCCCCTCCAGCGCCTCACCGCCGGGGGAGTTGATCCGCACGTACAAGGTGTCCACGTCCCCGGCCTGCGCCAGCGCGGCGTCCACCTCGCCGGCCGAGATGCCGAACCAGCCGCCCCACGAGTCGATCACGTCGAAGATGTCCACCGTCGCTGCAGAACCGCCGGCTGGCGTGCCGTTGCTGCCTTCGCTGGTGGCCATGCGGCGCACCGCGACCGGCCGGGACACGGCCGCTGACGGCTCGACCGAACCCCGGTAGCGGTACTGCGGCGCTGGAGTGGCCACGCCTAGCTCCGGGGGGGCCAGAACGCGAACATGCCGGTCCGGCCGTTGTGCGGTGGCGCGTAACCCTGCGCCGCCCCGTCCTGGAACGCCTTGACCATCGCAGCCCGCGCGGCCTGCTCGTTGGCGAACAGCTGCGCCGAGGACTTCCAGTCGTCCTCGCTGGCCGGACCCTCGCCGAGGATGCGGTAGTTGACCGTCGCGCGCTCGTCGTTGCCGGACCAGACCCGGGTGATGATCGCCGGCGCGATCTCGGAGCCGTTGTTGGTGTCCGGGTCCACGATGACCAGCACGATTCGGCCGACGGTGGGTGCCATCACTGCTCCTGTGCGGGATTGGCCGGCGGTGCGCCGGGTGCCTGGTAGTTCGGGTCTTCGTCGGGCAGGCCGTACCGTTCCCGGATCCAGGCGCGGGCCGGCGTGTCCGGCCGGATGCCTCCGTACTCGAGGAGCCAGTTGAGGTCCTGCGCGGTGAGCTCGACGTCGGCGCCGACGCCGGTGCATTCGATGACCGGGGCGGGTTCGTCCTCGCTCCAGTTCGCGTCGACCAGCGGCACCACGATCTGGGTGGTGGCCTCGCCTGCGAGGTCGTCGGCCTCGGCCTGCTGCGCGTACACCATCAGGTCCATCACCGTCTCACCGAGCGACCGGTTACCACGTTCCGCGACGGCCATGTCCAGAATCGAGGTGAGGGTGGTGCGGGTCATCAGCCGGTCCAGGTAGGTGACGAACGCGAGCACGTCCGGCACCGAGCCGGTCATGCCCTTCAGCTCCATCGAGAACCCGGCAGGCAGCCCCACCCCGGCGGTGTTGCCTGCCCGGTAGGTGCGGGCCAGCCGCTCCGCCTCGGCGACCTGCGCCGGGACCGCCCCGGCCGGGGCGTTGACCTGCGGCACGCCCATCCCGAACCGCTTGATGCTGGTGGCGTGGACCCGCAGCATCTCGTTTTTGATCAGCCACGGCCCGTAGCAGTCCCGCAGCAGCGACTGGCCGTAATAGTTCGAGCCGAGCCGCTCGTGGGCGTACCAGACCAGTTGATGGTCGGCGGTGGTGATCAGCGTGTTGCTGGGCTGCCCCAGCAGGCCGCCCTGGTAGGCGCCTTTCAGCGTGCCGTCCGGGTTCAGCTTCAGCCCGGCGATGGTGTGCGGCATCCGCTCCTGCACCATCCCCAGCCGCCACCCGCCGGCCTGCTCGTCCCACTGCTGCGCGAACGGCGCATGCCCGTACACCAGCTTCAGCGACGACGCGACCCGCAGATGCTCGGCCCAGGTGAACTTACGCCGCCGCGCCCCGGTCGGCTCCTCGTCCAGCCCGGCGACCGGCAGCCCCAGGTCGTCGGCGATCCGCTGCGTCACCTCGTCCCGGCAGCCGGCGCCGTTCACCGCCCAATTCGCCCGCCGCATCGCCAGCCGGTAGGCGCGCAGGACCGCCCCGAGCTGCGGCTCGTGCTGCATCCGCGCATACACCCACACCGACTGCGGATGCTGCAGCTCCGGCACCTGCTCGATCAGCAGGTCAACCAGGGCGCCGAACGTGTCCAGCCCGACCGAGTCGTCCATGTAGCCGGCAAGGGAAGCGGTCACAGGGCGCGCTCCTTCGGCTCGGTCACCATGCGGCGGTCATCAGGTCCACGTCGTTCGGGTCACGCACCGGGCGGGCGGCTTGCTCCTCGGCCGCAGTCTGCGGCGCCAGCCAACGGGTCAACGCCACCCGCGCGGCGTAGGCCATCACGTCCACCTGGTCATCGAAGCGGCCGTTCGGGAAGTCCGCATGCTCGTCTAGCCACTCATCCAGCCACGCCGCCTTGCGGGGCAGCAGCACCCGGTGGTGCCGCACCAGATCAGCAGCGGCCAGGGCCCGGGTCAGCTTGTCGGTGTCCGCTTCCAGCTCGGCCACCGGCAGCCCCTTGCGGCCCAGCGCATACACCAAGGTCGAGCCGAACATCCGTGACTCGATGTAGGTGGTGTCATACGGGGTCAACCACCGCGACCGCAGCGGCTCCAGCAGCGCCATGTGATCGGCCTGCGGCACCCGCTCCCGCACCCGATCCAGCAGCACCAGATCCCCGGCCAGCGTGATCGCCCACGCCCCGGCCACCGTGTGATCAGCCGATGTCTTCGTGCTGCTCGCCAGGTCCATCGTGATGAACCGGAAGCAGTCGCCGAGCATGTACCGCTCCGGCCGACCCGCAGTGTCCGACTCGGCCAGAACCTCACCCGGGCCGGTGCTCGTCCAGTACCGCCAGTCACCGCGCCTGAACAGGTTGCCCTGCGCCAGCGTCGGCCGCTGCTGGTACAGCGACGCCCACACATACGGCGAGGTGGTCTTCTGCAGCGCCGTGTAGTAGCCGGCCGGCCGTTCCCGCGCCGGCTCCATCTCCTCACCAACCGCCCGGCCCAGCGGGTCGTCATCGGATTCGGCGATCGCCGGAATCGACAACACCGCCCACTCGCCCGGCTCCCGCTGCAGCATCCGGCCGGCCAGGTCGTCGGCGTGCCAGCGGGTCTGAATGACCAGCACCTGCGTGGAGCGGGGCTTGGCGACGTTCTCCCACCAGTCCCAGGCGGCGTCCCGCTGCATCTGCGACTCCGCCGCGGCGCGGTCCTTCACCGGGTCATCGATGATCAGCAGGTCCACCGCGCGGGATGTCAACGCGCCGCGGATACCGACGCAGTACAGCGAACCGCCCTGCTCGGTCAGCCAGTACCCAGCGGCTTTCGAATCGTCCCGCAGCCGGATACCCAGATCGGGGGCGGCGGCGACGTCCATCTTCACCGCAGCGCCCCACCGGCGGGCCGTGGAGTAGTCGAACGACGCGACGACGATCCGCAGCTTCGGGTCACGCTCAAGCCGGTAGGCCACGTTGCGGCGGACCGCCCGCTCCGACTTCCCGACCTGGGGCGCCATGAACACCATCTGCTTGTCCACCGCGCCGCCGGCCATCGCCGCCAGCACCCGGTCAAGCGCGTCCAACGCCGGGGTCTGCCTGACGATCGGGTCGCAGTGCCGCGCAAGGTCACCAGGGGTGGCGAACCGCCGCCGCTGCGGCTCGAACTGCCGCGCGGCGTACTCGGCCCAATCCAGGCTCGCGGTCACGAGACGGGCTGCCACCAGGCCGGCGGCGGAGCGGTCACCAGGTGATCCGTGCTGGCCAGCCAGATCCGGTGCGGGTCGGCCGGGTCGGGCTGCGCATGGCCGTTCTCGTCCATCACTATCCGGGTGACAGCCACCATCGGACAGTCCACCGTCAGCAGCTCGACAGCCACCACCCGAGTCCCGCGGCCTGGCACACCCATCGATTCCAGCCAGTCCAGCATGTCCCGGCGCTGCTCGCTGGCCAGGTCGGCACAGCTCGGCCGGGCCAGCGTGCACACCTCGGTCACGCCGCGCCGCCGGTCAGCAGCCGCAGATGCAGCGGCACAACCTCCGCCACCCGCCCAGCCTGCTCCGGCGTCAACCCGAGATCGTCCAGTATCCGGCGGATCACGTCAGCGACCAGCGCACCCTGCTGCTCGGCCAGCCGCACCCGGCGTTCCTCGATCCCGGCCGAGATCGCCTCCGCCGCGCAGTGCACCAGCATCCGCGACGCTTCGCGGTGCAGCTTGACCCAGGCGTGCTCACCCGCCGCGTACGTGGCGCCCTTGCCTTCGCCGGTCCGCTTCTGCGTCCGGCCCCAGATCATCGCCTCCGGCTGCAGCTGCGCGACCTTCTGCCGGTAGAACAGCTCCAGCCCGGCCCACAGGTGCACCTGCCCGATCACCGCCTCGGTGGCGTTGACCTCGACCGGGACACCCCACCGCATCGCCAGCCGCCTCGCCTTCGTCTCAGCCTTCCGCCGCACGCCGCCGGCCAGCCCGTTCGGGGTCTTCCCGCCGTGGCTGCGGCACTTGGTCTGGTTCTTCATCGCCGGCTGGGTACAGGGCGGCTGCTGGTCCGGCGGGAAGAACACCCGCTTACCGGTGGTCTCGTCCCGGTAGCCGGAGCGGTGGCCGGTGCAGCACCGGTCGTCCGGGATGTTCGGGACGTGGCACACGTGCACCTGCCCGCACTTCTGGCAGGTCACACCGGGTCCAGCTCATGCACGAGCCCGCCGACCAGCGGCCCCACCAAGTAGCGCCGGTCACCGCCAGCCGTCGTCACCGCCAGCAGGTCGCCCTCGACGGTCACCGCCTCGCAGCCGCCCGCCCCGGCCAGGTCCAGAAGCTCCGCAGTGACGTAGCAGGAATCCGCGGCGTCTCGGAACAACGGCCGGCCATCGCCCGACCGGATCACGATCATGACGCCCCCCAGGAAGTGTGCGGGCCAGCGCCGGCCGGTCAAGGGACCGCCGAACCGTCTGTCGCCGGTCAATCCTGCCAGCAAGGCGCTGACCTCAGCCGGGCGGCGGCTCGGTGGCTCGGCCGCGCGGCTACGCCTCTAGCCGCCGGGTGTCCGGGCATGGCGACTCGCGGCGAAATGTAGCCCACTATCCACGGTCAGCGCAAACACCCGCTTCACGGCGCGGCGGCCGTGTCCCGCTCCCGACCCACCCGGAGCATCTCCCGCAGCACCGGCAGCGTGTCGTTATCCCACGAGCGCGGCATGCCCGACTCCTCACCCGCCGCCCGGCACTGCGCGTTCGAACACCACGCCCGGAAATCAGCGTCCCGCCGGTTCCACATCAGCGACTCCCGGCCGCAGAACGGGCACGCCGCCCCGCGCATCGGCGCCGGCGGGTCGTCCCAGCCGGTCACCTCCCGAGCCACCTGCCAGAGCGGCTCGAGCTCGCCGGCCAGCCGCTGCAAGTCATGGTCGCTGCAGCCCGGGACCTGGCCCTTGACCGCCAGCAGGTGCCCCCTGATCGAGGCACGCCGCAGCCCGAACACCGCGCACCAGCGGCGGCCGAACTCATCCAGCTGCCGCAACACCACGATCGGCGACAGGCGGGCAGCCGGCCGCGACTCGAACGACTTACCGCCCTCGGCCTGCCCGTTATCGCCACCAGGCTCCACCGCCGCAGCCAACGCGTCCAGCAGCGACGGCAGCACATGCTGATGCAGCCCCTTGCCGATACCCCGGCCCTCAGCGTCCTCGAACTCGACCACCCGCCGCGGCTCGGTCAGCTCCTCCAACCAGTCCAGCAGCTCGTTCTCCACCAGCACCCGATCCCGGGACCCACCACCGGAAGCATCAGCCACGAGGTGAAGACTAACCGGCCCCACACACAGACACCGGCCAAGACGCGCAGACCCCTGCTAGATCCGCAGATGCGGATCACGAATGCCCGATCCCGCCCCGATTCGACCCGGTCTGTGGACCGTCTCCCGCCCCTGGCCGACCCTGACCCACGACCGGAAACCGCCGCATCTGCGGAACTAGGGACGCCGAAGGCTTCCCGCTGATGGCGCCCCGGCCGAGGGATCGGCGCCGGACTCCGCTCCGGTAAGGGCAGCACGAACCCACTGGCCCAGCTCGAAGATGCTCATCTCGGAGTCGTCGTCCTCCCACGCACTCACCGCCGCCAGCGCCTTGTCGATGCGCTGCTGCAGCACGTCCCGCCGGGCTGCGTTCAGCCCCGCATCGACCCTGGCCTGCTGCGCGTGCCGCTCCAATTCGGCTACCCGAGCATGGGCCGCTCGAAGTTCAGCAACGAGCCGTTGGAAGCCCTCGACGACTGCGGCAGGTTGGATGGGGGATTCGACGTCGACCACCCACGCGTCAAGCTCGGCGTCTGTGAGCGGTACCCGCTCAGCCATAGCAGCCTGCCTCCGAGCCACGCTGACCGGAGGTGCGTGACCGGTATTGCTCGCAGGGGCAGCCGCGCTCCCAGCAACCGTCTCGGTAGATTCCTGCGCCGTGGTCATTTAGCAGATGCCCGCAGCGAGGATCGGCACAAGTAGGGCGCGGTACCCGCTCAACCGGGCCGGGCTGGTCAGTCACGGGACGCCTCGATCGTCACTTGCACCAGCGTCCCGTCCGACATGGCCACCTCGAACCACGTCCCGTTACCGTTCGCTCCGGCGATCTGATCCACCTCCGCCGACTCCAGCAGCGCCGCCTCGACTACCTTCCCCAGGAGCACCGCCGCGCCTATACCGTCCCGCTCAACCGGGCCGGTCACGGCTGGACCTCGCGCCCGATCGGCTGCCAAGTGGTCGGCTCATGCCCGAGCAGGTCGATCAGCTCGTCGTAGCTGAACCCGGCCCGCTCGGCGAGCCGTTCCGCCGATTGGCTGGTGCCGTACCGGCCGGAGTAGGTGGCGTACGCCTCCATGTGCTCCGCCCACGTGATCGTGCCCGGACCGCGCCGCTTCGATCGGTCCCTCTCCCAAGTGCCTTGAACCGGGGCGCGCTGGCCGCAGATGCACGTCGGGCAGTGCTGGTCAGCCATGCTCGGCCTCCTGTCCGAACAACCGCCCCTCAGCGGCAAGGTCAGCAGCGATGCGCATCCTCAGCCGCTCCGGCGCGATTACGCCGTACCAGTAGTCGAAGGCCGCCTCCATCCGCATCTTGCACGGGGCGCAGGCCGCATCTGGCCCAGCGTCGATGCATGCCTGATGTGCCCCGATGTCCAATGCGCGACGTTCAACTTTGAGCGATGCCTTCATTCGCTGGCCCCCTGTCCGGACACGCGCCAAGCGCCCTCGAACCACCTGCGCCCACAGCTCGAAATCGTTGTGCACCGCATACAGTGCGGCCTCTGGGTTATCCCCTAGCGCCCGCTCGACCTTCACCAGCCGCCCATTCCGCCTGATCTTGATCTCCGCCTCCCACTCAGCCATCGCTGGCCTCCTGTCCGGTAGGAACCGACCGGCGGACGCCCTTCACGGTGATCACGTGAGTCTGGGTGCCGTCCTTGGCGTGGTGGACTTGGACGTACGTCTGGCGGCAGGTGCCCGCCGTGATCAGGACGTAGTTGTCCATGATTTCCAGGGTGTCGCTCTCCTCCGGGCTCGCCAGGTCCGTCGCGGTAACTCGGATGCCCGCGCTCATCACTCCTCCGGCTGTTCGGCGGGAGACCGCCGGGCATGCAAACACTGACCGCAACCGCAGTCGTAGCCCGCCGCTTCGAGAGTCGGATGGCCCGGTGTGACGTACACCGCCTCGGCCGGCTGTTCGGCGGGACGGATCATGTGCGAGGTACTGGCCGTCGCTGGCGGCGCGTTGCGGTACTCCTCGATCGAGCGCAACAGAGCCTCCCTCGCCCCGTCTGGCGGATCAGGCTGGGCGAGGTAGTGCAGGATCAGCGGCAGCAACTCACTGCGCCTGTCGAACTGCTCCAGCGGGTCCGTCAGCAGTTGCTCGAACGTCGGCGGCTGTTCGGCGGGTACCGGGGAAGCCGCCGATAGGGACTGAGAGACGGGCGGTTTCGTCACGACCAGCCGCGCAGCGTCCGGCTGATGCTGGCGGCGCTCGCGTGACCGTTCGAACTCCCGGCCAATCCACGCACCATCGCCCGGCTCGGTTGGGGTAGCTACCGGGGAAGCCGCGAGAGCGTCGAGGATAGATCGGTCGGCAGCAGCACGGGCCGCCAGCCGGGCTGCGAATGCGGGGTCAGCCCGGCGCTCAGCGATCGCCTGCTCAAGCCCTTCAAGCCCTTCCGGATGGGTTGGGGTAGCTACCGGGCCGGCAAGCGGCTGCCGCCGGGCCCAGGCCGCATTCGGGCCGACCGCAGGCTCTGGGGTAGCTACCGGAACAGAACCGGTGGCCAGATCGGCTCGCAACTGCCACGCTGCCTCGCTGTACGGCGCATCGGCGGCGAACAGGTCCGAGGCGTTCAGCACCGACGCGATCCGCTGCCGTTCGGCGGCTACCGCCTCACGGTGCTCACGGTCCCGGACCGCCTCGATCTGTGCGAATTCGTCGGCCATGGCGGCAATCCGCTCATGGCACTTGGCGTCCCGCTCGGCTACCGCCTCAGCACGGACACGGGCAGCGATGATCGGCTCTGCGGCCGACAGCGCCGCCTCGGCGATCTCCATCGGGGACGCGCCCCACCCGATCGAACCGTCGGGAAGCAGTCTGCCGAGTGGTGCCTGACGTGCAAAACGGCGGATGCTCGTCTCTACAGCCTGAGTCGCCGCCTCGATCGCTTCGTCGCTGCTGTTCACCGGGTCAGCCATGGCGCACCACCTCATGCAGACAGGCCGCGTCCTGGTGGCCGATCTCGCCACAGAACGCCGACCATGAGCAATGCCGATCGGCGGTGCCATCGCAGGAGGGACAATCCGAGCATGAATGCCAGCCCGGACGTGTCGGTTGTTCGGCTGGGCCGGTCACGATTTCACCACCGCCCAGTGAGCTTGAGCGCGGCGCGGGCGTCCCGGCGGGGGATGCCCAACTGCTCGGCCACGTACAGCTCGGTGCAGTTGCGGATGCAGTCGCTTATCTTCCGCTGCACGTAGTCGGACTTGATGAACCCCTCGACATCTCCAGCCTTGGCCAGTTCCACAGCCTCAGCCCGCTGCGGGTCGGTCTCGGTGTAGCAGTCCCCGTTACGACCGCGCCACGCGGGCGATGCCATTCGGGTCGGTTGTTCGGCTGGGGCGGTCACCGACCGTCACCGCCCGGTCAGGGCACGGAACAATGCCCGGGTCAACGCCCGCCGCACCAGCCGCTTGGCCAGCACCGGCATCCCGCGTTGGGCTGCGGAGATGTCGCCGGCGGCCCGGGACACCATGTGCGCGTCCCGGGCCAACCGGCGCCACGGATCACGCCTACGAGCCATCATCAGTTCGCTCCCATCGGTCGGCTGGTCCGTCATCTCGCTACGGTCCCGGTGAGCACGGCGTCCATCGTGCGGACGTAACGCCAAGGGTTCACCTCGCGGCCGACCGTCCAGCAGGATCGGCCAGCGTAGAGCTTGCGAGCCATCTCAGCGGCGTGGTCAGGACTCGTGGCCGGCACCACCTCGGTCGTGCCGTCTTCCCACTCAACCATCAGGCCATACTCGGTGCCGGTCATCGGGTCACCGACGATACCGGCCGGCTGAACGTGTACGTGGCGAAGTCGAACTCCAACACGACGCCATCCCGGCGCACCCGCGGTGTGTGGGCGTAGCGCTCGGCGTGCTCGGACGGGTCGACGTTGGCGACCATGCCGCAGATGGTGCACCGCTCGATCATCGGATGCTCTCTTCCTGCCAGGGAATCGGTTTCTCTTGCAGGGTGGACGCTACCCGCCCAACGCCCTAGAGTCAATAGTTTGCGGGTTAGGTGTCCAACCCTGCCGCCCGGCAACGCCGCTCATGGCTGGCCACTACCATCGAGATGGCGAGGTGGGTGATGCCTTTCGCGGCGCCGGGCTGCACCGCGAACCGGACGCCGAGGTTCGGGCCGTAGTCGATCACCCCGTCCCGGTCGTCCGGGATCACCCCCGCCGTCTGGAGCGCGTCCGGGACGAAATTCCAGAGGCAGTTCGAGTAATTCTGCGGATCGCGCCGTGCGTTGGTCCTGAACACCAGCATCGCCGCGAGGCCGATCCGGGGTGAACGCGGAATCTGCAGGGCTTTGCATTCGGCGATTACTGCGTTCATCCATTTCCATTTGCAGCTGGATTTCCACGCAATCGGCCATCCATCGTATTTGTTTTTCGATGGCGGCAGGAAAGGTAGACGAATATGGTAAGTAACCAAATCGTCCTTGCTTGTCACGTCGAACGGTATCGCCAGCTGCGGGGTGGACGTGATCACCGTCCCGTCACCAGGACGCTCCGTCAGCCACACCCGGCCGTCGGTCATGCCGGGCCCGTCAGGATGGCGGCGCCGAGCTTGCGGTCCAGCTCAATGGCGAAGCCTCGCACCGCTGGCACATCGGAATTGGCCATCGCCTCCATTACCTCCGCTGCGGCCCGGACAGCGGCCAGCAGCGTCGGCACATCGGCCCGGGCGTCGGTGATGAACGCTTGGTCGGCCTCAGCGTTCTCGTAGTCGCCGAGCATGCAACCCGGACCGGTATGGAACTCGTCCTGCTCGCCGAAATCCACCGTGAACTGCACCCAATGCTCGTCGGTGCCATCCGTGCCGCCCTCCGTATGCGCTGCCCAGGCACCACCGGTCGCCGCCTCCGCTCGCGCACTGATCTCGGCCAGGACATCGCTTACAGTGCGGTTCATAGGTCCACCTCTCTGCCAGGTTCGGCCGACCCGCCTCGGGCCAGCTCGAGCAGTTGTTTCGGGATCATCAGCACCGGCCGGCCGGTCTGCGGGTCGGTGATCACCTCGGCGGCCAGTTTGAACCGGATCCATTCCGACTCCGTCACCCCCGCCGCCGCCGCCTCGGCCTTGATCACGGCTCGCTCGTGGTCGGGCAGCCGGAACGACCACGGACGCATCACCGGATGGTTCGGGACCACGCTCACCGGCGCAACCGGGCCTCTACCCGCTCGATCGCGGCGGCCAGCCAGCAGACCATCGCATCCAACGGCCGGGACCCGTAGCCGGTCAGCAGAGACCGGAACTCGCGCACCGCCACCAGCAGCGGATCGCGTGGTGCCCATCCCTCGGTGCAGCGGATGTCGTACTCCCGCAACGCCCGCACACCGCCGGCGTTGAAGATCGCCACCCGAGCATCTGTCATCAGCCGCTGGTCCTGGCTGTAACCGGCCGCGTCGTAATACTCCTCGACCGTCATCCGGTTGTCTGGCTCCATCGGGGACTCCTGGTTGCCGCTGTGTGCTGGCGGTGAGCGTACCGCAACGTATCACGTTCGGGCCGACTTGGCTGGTGGTGATCAGCGCCTCAGAATCCCGTCAGTGCCCGATAAATACTAGGGACTGTCAGGGCCTGGTGTCACAATGGTTGCGGCGGGGGGCCAGTGATACCTCTGCCGGCCGTATCACGACCAGCGGGAGGGGTTGGAGGGAACGTGGTCACGATGACCGAACAGCAGGGCCGGCCCGTCAGCCGCGCCGACTGGGAGGACGCGCTGCGCGGGTTCCTGATCCAGGCCGAGGCCGACCGTGAACTCCTCCTCGAGCCGCCGGTCACCGGTGAATCCTCGGTGCGGCGCCGTCCGCGGGTCCGCAGCTGACGAAGGCCGGCGCACGGCCCGCCGCCTCAACCGGGGGGTATTGGGGGCGGGCCGTGCGGGTCTCATCCTAGGCGCAGGGTCAAGCGCCGTTGCCGTACGAGTCGAGCCGTAGCCAGTTCGTGGTGCTGTACCCGCCCCACAGGCTCCAATGGCCGTCGCCGCCCGTCGTGATCCGGTACCAGTGGAAGCAGCAGTGCACGCCGGCCGCCCACAGTGCCTGCTGGCCGATGAAGTCGTGCTGCGGGCCGTCGTCATATACGACGATATTGCCGTCGGTCTGCAGCCGCAGCTCATGCCCGGTGCCCGCGGTGCCGGACTGGAACCACTGCCGGCCGGCGCTGTCATAGCCAGCGAAGTTGCCGGACAGCCCGAACGCCAACTTGTCGCGGCCGTTGCTCGAATACAGGGTGAACTCCCCCGGGTAGAAACTGCAGTTCCCGTTGCAGGAACTGTTCGAGCCGAAAACGTACATCGTCGGGCTGGTCGGATACGTCGCCGCAGCCGGTGGCGCGCTGGCCAACCCAGCAACCAGCAGCAACCCCGCCAGCACGGCGAGCAGCTTCGAACGGTGTAACCATCTGAACATGGGGTGGATCCCTCCTGTTGGTTTCGTGGGGTGCACTACTGGGGGACCGCAGAACTCAGAACGGTGGATCGTCCGGCACGTCGAGGCTCGCGACCAGCCGCGGCGTCACCGGCCGACCCGGGATCAGCAACTGCACATAGTGGTTGTTCATCTGGTTGCGGATCACCAGCTCGATCGTTTCGACCCGGTCGTCGGCCATCGCGTCGGCCAGCTCCAGCCACGCCTCCGACCCGCGCCGGATCCGCACGTCAGCCATCAGGAACCCCCGACCACGGTCAGCTTGCGCGTCAGCGGGGCCGTGAGCCGGCCAGGATCGCCGTCAACGGGCTCCCATGGCTCGGCGGTCAGGAAGCCCCAGCCTGCCAGCCACGCCTCCGCAGCCGGCAGACTGGGTGTGGTCTCGTTGCCAATCAGCGCAACCCCCGAGGCAAGAGAGTGCGCGTGAACCGTCACCCGCTGGTCCGGCTCGCTCCACACCGCGAACATCAGCGGGCCTCCAGATGCTCGACCTCGGCCAGTGCCCATGCCGCGATGGGCAGGTCGAAGATCGACCGTGCGTGCCGGATCGGTGACCGAACGCAAGGCTGATCGCCGATGTGCTCCTCGCGTGCCGAGCCGCAGAACCAGAACCCGTCCGGGTGCGGCGTGGGCTGCGCGGCCATCAGTCGTTCACCCGCTTCGCAGCAGGCCAGTGAGCTCGACCGAGGAACGCCTGCGACGGGTCGGCCGTCAGCTCTGCGCCGTTCGGCGCTACATCCTTGGCCCGGTGACCGGCGAACCGCACGTCGCCGCAGTACGCCAGCCGAGCGCCAGGGTCGATGATCTCGACAACCTCCCAGCTCGACAAGAACGGGCCATGCCGCAGCTCGATGCGGTCACCGACCGCCAGCTCCCCGGCCATCAGGAGTAGTTCCCGACCGACTCGCGGACCCGGGCGTCGTCGTGGTTCCAGTCCTCACGGGCCTCGATCTCACGCTCGACCGCCGACCAGCGGGCCATCTGAGCGTCGGTGTACTCGTAGGTGACGCCCTCGGACCAGCGGTCGGCCTCGGCCTCCAGCTCGGCGTCGGTCATCTTCGACGGGTGCTTGATCATCGGTGGTTCCTTCCCTGCCAGGGTTTCGGTGTGCTTGCAAGGGTGACGCTACCGGCCAACCACCGCCGAGTCAATAGTTCGGGCTAGATGAGGTCGAGGGCCTTCGCTGCCCGCTCCACGTCATCCCACGGCCCACGCTCCCCGTTGTGGGTTCGGTTGTTGGGTCTGGCCCCGGCCGGTCGGCCGTGATCCACCGGGGCCAGACGGTCCTACGCAGCCCGCTTGTCCAAAAACACCGCGTAGCTGCCGTTACTGCGGAAGAACCGGAAACGGGCTGTCAGGCCACGCTCAGCCAGGCGGTCGCCGACCGCCTCCCTCACCGCGACGGCCCGGTCCATGCTCGGCTGCCGGGTGAAGCACCGGCCGGTTCTGGCCGCCTCACTGATGGCCAACCCGGTCAGCTCGCCGAGCTTCACCGACCCGTCCGGGTTGAACATGTTGTCGGCCAGCTCCCGCCAGCCCTTGCCGCGAGCCAGCGTGTCGAGCGGGTGCCGCATCGGCCTACTCGCCGCCGTCACCGGGGACGGTCACGTTCGACACCCGCACCTTGACGATGTGCCGCTGATGCTCGTCGGCCATCAGCTTGTCCCCGGACTCCACCACCCGCCCGGTCACCACGAACTGCACCTCGTCGCCGAGCTTGTAGTCCCCGTCATTGGTGCGGTAGCCCATGCCGAGAAAGCTCAGGTGGGTGTTGTACTCCAGGCCCGGCAGGGCCTCGGTCACCCCGCCCTGCTCCTCGGTCACCGCGTGCAGCCCGGCCGCGGCGACCTGCCCCAGCTGCACCGGCTCCTTCTCCGGGTCGTAGTAGTCCTCGTCCTTCGCCGGATCATTCGGCTGCCCGTCGCCTTGCTTGCCTCGCGCCATCATCCTCACCCTTCCCTAACTCACGCCGGCCATCGGCGCGAAGTGTCTCATGCCCCTGCCGAACGGCAGACCGGCATCATCCCAAGCCACCCACCCAACCTCGGCGAGCCACGCCCGCTGATCCGCCTCCAGCCACTCTTGGCTGATCAGCAGCAGCCCATCCGTCTTCTGCTGGTGGTGCACGTTGCAGAGAACGAGCCCGTTCTCGACCACCGACGGGCCGCCCTGGCCGCGTGGCTTGATGTGGTCTACCTCCAGCCACAGATAGGACGGCATCCCGTTCGGCCAGTGCCCGCAGGCCCGGCAGTACCTGCCACGCCGGTCCAGGCACTCCGCCCGCCACGGCCCGTCGTTGCGCCGCGGCTTCCGGTTTCCCGACCTCATTCGAGGTGGCGTTCTGTCAGGCGGCCCGTCCACAGGCCGCCCCACAGGCTGTGTAAGACGACGCCGGGCCTGGTAGCGGGCCGCTCCTCGCTGCTGCCAAGCCCGGGTTTTCGCCGGATCGGACTGCAACGGCTTCCTACGCTCCACCGGAGACCACCTTGTGTGCCGGCCGGTCAGCGATGGGAGCGTGGCAGAGACCAGCGGCCTGCACATACCGACAATTCTCCCGCGACCAGAATCCGCACGGGCAGCCGCCGCGCAGCACGTCCTCCGAGGCCAGCTTCCTACGCTCCACCAGGCACCGCCGCGTCACAGTGCGCCACGATCAGAACCGACCGGTCGCCGTACTCGGCCAGGAACGGAATGAAGTGCTGCTCGGCGAGCGCCCAGTCCTCTGCCGACTCGCCGTAGGCCGACCGCAGCCACCGCTCCGACTCGGCCCGGCCGTGAATGACCGCCCACCGGATACCGGATCGCCTCCGGGTGCCCAGCATGTCCAGCAGCCCGTCATGGGTCCGCTGTTTCATCGAATCGACCTCGCCCGGTACGTCGAGCACCAGACCCGGGATGAACGCCACCTCGATCCGCTCACCAGGCCGCGGGAACGACCAGGGCCGGGTGCGCGGGTCAGGCTGCTGCCGCGCCTTCTGCGCCCGCAGCCGGGCCGCCTTACCCACGCGGCACCGCCGCCCGGTCAACCTCGGTCAGCGGCCCGGCCGCCCGGACCCGGACCGGCACGCCGTCGATGACCTCCACCCGGCACTGGTCAGGCATCGATCAGCCTTGCTGCGATGTCGTCCGGTATGGGCCGTAGGTTGAGCGCGCCCCGCCACGGAACCGGCTCGACCGGCCGCCGATTGGCCAGCACGAAGTGCGACACCCGGCCGTCTCGGCGCTCGTCCTCCTTGTAGACCTCGTATTCGGCCCACGGTGAGTAGCAGCAGCCAGGCTCGGCCCAGTGCGCGTCGAGCAGGTCAGCCACGCCGATGATCACGCCACGCTGGAAGATGCGGCCGGGAGGGTGCCGAACAGCCATGAATGCCTCGCGGATCAGCGTCGAGTTGCGCCCCCTCGCCGACCATGAGGTTCCGGCGTGGATCGCGATCAGACCTCTGTAGTGGGTTAGCCAAGTCCTGTTCTCGATCACCTTGCCGGCGTGCACGATGGCCCAGGCCCACGGCTGGCGGACGGTAAGCACCTTCATGCCCAGCCCTTTCCGTTGGCTCGCATCGAAGCCCCGCCGAGCACGATCAGCGCGGCGGCGGCCCGTTCCTGCCACCGGTCCACCAGCCGGCCGATCCGCGCATCCGCCGCGAGCATCGCCGGCGTGTGGTTGCTGGTGACGATCATCGGCCGGTACCGGGAGTAGCGGGCTTCCACGATCTGATCGAGGAACCCGATCTCCCAGTCGGCCAGGTCCCGCACCCCGAAGTCGTCCCAGACCAGCAGGTCGACCGACTCCTGGTGGCGGATCAGTTCGGCCCGCTCCGCCGCTTTCCCAGCCAGCCGGTCGGCGAGCTTCGGCACGTACGCCCAATGCACCGACCTGCCGGCCTCCACAGCGGCCCGGCAGCACAACGCCGCAGCCGACGACTTCCCGGTGCCGGTCGGCCCCACCATCAACGCCCCCCTCCCCACCAGCTGCCAGTCCGGCGGGCCTTCGGTGCGGCGCCGGCATCGCGTCTCGACCTGGTCCGCCCACCGCCGCACCGTACCGCTGCGCACCCGGGCCCAGTCCGCGCCGGCGTACACATCCGGCACCCCCGCCACCGCCAGCGCCGAGGCGACATGCCGTTCAGAGAGAGCTCGCGAGGCCGTCGAAGTCTGCCGGGCCGCACGGCGCGATGCGTGCTCGGCGGCCCGCTCCGCCGTCACCAGCCACCCCGGCCGGTCGTCGCCCTGGCCGGCTGCGTTCGCGGTCGCACCAGGTGACGATCCGGGCACGCAGATTCACCCGCTTCCCTGGTTTCGGCTGATAGTCGGCCATCCACTGCCGCCAGGCGGTGATCACCGCCGGCAGGTTCATCCTCGGGAACAGCCCGATCAGATCCCGGGCCAGCATCCGGTCCCGGGTGTCGTCGGCCGGCCAGCCCGGCTGTTTCCGCAGCTCGGCCACCACCAGCCCGACCCTGCGTTCCAGATCGTCCTGTTCCACCTCGAACAGCGTGTCCATGCTCACGTCTGATGCGCCTCCCTGGTGGCTTTGCGGCGGGTCACTGCGTGCCCGACCGGCACCCGGTTGAAACAGGCCAGCGCGGCGGCCCGGTCCGACGCCGCCCAGTCCGCGGTGCGTTCGGTGACCTTCGTCCGGCTGGTGCTGATCACGTCGTAGAACGCGTCCTGCATGACGGTGTGCAGACCGGGCAGATCGACCTCGGTGGCCCACGCGGTGTCTCGGACGAACTCCGCGCCGCCGGCCTCGACCACGCCGGCGGCCAAGGCCCGTTCCTTGAATCGGGCGTCGATGCCGTCCACGGCCTTTTCCAGCAGCAGCCGGAACCGGTTGGCCGAGTCCCGCCACCGCAGCAGCTCCGCGTCGTCCTCGATCCCGGCCAGCCCGGTCAGGACCCGCTCCGCCGTGCTAGGTAGAT